TTTCGTTAAAATCAATATTTAGACATAGCTTATGGATTTTTACTTTTTATATTTATATTATTATTTATTATATTAGAAAATCAAAATTATAGATATAAATATAAATATAAAAAGTAAAAATCCATAAGCTATGTCTAAATATTGATTTTAACCATATAACTATTTAAACAATATTTCATGCATAAAGTCCACCACCAATCAATCCTTCATTTTTAAAATCTTCAGGATGTTGATATTGAGGTGGTAAGAAAAATCTAAATTGAAAATTAGCACCTTCAGCTTGAGATACTAATGCAGGTGGTAATTCTCTATCTTGTGATATTAAACTACCTGTCCCTCTAATTAAATTTTTATCATTAATTCTTGAATGTTTTCTAATATGATGAGAACTTAATCCAGTTCCTCTTGAAATAGGTTGTCCAATATCATCCCAATATGTTTTAATAGGATGAGTGTGATATTGAGAACGTATAATAGCATCTGTTAAATCTTGATTATGTCTATTAAATTCATAAGTTCCTAAATTCTGTTCTCTTAAACCCATTCCAGCAACTTGAGACCTAGCCATATTAGCACTATTATCAATTAAAGAATTAGCTATAGCATTATTACCAGTATATTGTGATGCCATACCACTAAGTTCATTAATACCTTGTTGAGCAACTTGTTTTAATACAGGTTTTAGAATTTGTTTATATACTTGTGAACGTCCAATATCTCTAAAAGTATTTTTAATTTTTCTTCCTAAATGTTTAATACCTTTTCCTTGTTCATGAATACCATATCCAGTAGCTTTACCAACAGAATTAGATGCTACATTACCTAACATAGCACCAGCAACTCCACCTAATGGACCTCCTAGCATATCACCAGCTATACCAGCAACAGTAGGTATGCCTGTATGTATTAAATTACTTACAAGAGGTCTAGTTATATTTTTTAATGTTCTACCAATTTGTTTAAAGGTTTTACCAATACCAGCTCCTTTATATAAACCCATTCCTTCCATTTCAACATCTTCATCATATACACCTTCTTCAGCATCATTTTTATATTCTTGATGTAATTCAGGTGTTAAACCTTGATTTTCAGATAACTCTTCAGGTGTTAATTGTAATTCAACACCTTTATTCTTTCTAAATGCTTTTGATGTGATATTATAATTATTAGGATTAACTACTACAAATACACCTTTACCATGTTTAACTCTTACTTTATGACCATTTTTTAATCTTGAATGTTGTCTTGGTGAGACATGAATACTGATTATTTTCATTATATTATTGTAATCACGTTTTTACTTTAAATAGATTTTAAAGTAAAAACCATTATCTAATTATTAATTTGTAATTAGAATACTTAAACACGAGCACCAGTATATAAATCAATATTTATCTCTACACCATACTCAACAAATACCCATAAATTAACAGTTTGTGTTGAATAATTAGTACCAATAATTTGAACTGATTTAGGGACAGATTGTTCTACAGGAAGCATACGTTCAACATTAACATAATGATAACAATATGAGTTTTGAAAATCATTATAATTAATTAATCCACTAGCTAGACCATCTGTTAATCCACCATTAACTGAATTTTGACCATATAATTGATTATTAAATTCTTCAAAAGAATATCTTTGAGTATTGTATATAGCATTTTGACCACTAATTTGAACATTAAAATTACCAATGGTAACCATAGGCGCAGTAGTACCACATCCAGCAGGGTCAAATGGTGATTGATATTCAACATAAGCAGTACCAGCAGTATTATTAGAAAAGAATGGGATAATTAATACTGATTTAATATTAGCTATACCATTAGTAATTAAACTATTAATATTTTGAGCAGATGCTTGATTTAGAATTTGATATTGATAAACATCAGTATATTTAATTTGTTTAACAGGGTTTGAAAGATATGCTTGTTCAAATACAGGATTGAAAGTATATGCAGGTACATATAGATAAATTGATTTAGCTAGAGTTCCTGTAGAAACAGCAGCATTAGAAGAAATATTATTGTCTAAACAAGTAGAACCCACTGATAAATTATAATTAAATGTACCAGCATTACCACTAGCCATCCATGCACTACCTGTAGCGATACTTGGGACTAATATAGGTAATACACCTCCAACAGGGACTGTTGATGTATAAGCACTAATTAAACCAGCAGTAGTATTACCAGTCATGGTAACGCTAGCAGAAGAATTGTTTAAATTCATTGTGAGTTTCATAAATACACCTTTTAATAATGGAACCATATTAAAGAATGAGTGTAAATGACGTAAATATACAGTTCCCATAACACTAATTTGTAGCACACCATTCACAGTTGAAGATGCGTATTGTTGTTTGGAAATATAAGATTTCCATACTTGTTGACATGATGCAGCAGTAATACCTACAGTTCCATAAGCAGTAAGTGATACAAGAGTTCCACCATTTAAAGGGTCATATGAAATCCATTTAGTTCTAGCAGTTAAACCCTCATTTCCACCTTCATTATTTACAACATTATATTGATTATAATCATTAATAGAGAATGATGATGTTATAGTAGGACCAAATGCATTATCATTATTACATACATTTAATCCTCTAACTGATGCTACACCTTGCCATGACCAAGAACCACTTGTATCTGGATAAAATCCAATAGTAGGACCAATACTTGTTATTTCTTGATATGATAAAGATGTTAATAGTTTAAAAATATTCCACATATTAATAAACGGGGTTTGTTGAACTATAGTTGTTCCATTATAGTCTAAAGTAAAAGAATGGATTACAGAACCAAACCAATTTTTTAGACCAATAGCATAATCACCAATAGGATATGAACCAGCAGCAGTTAATGGTGTAAGAACTGTTAATAACATAGGGATTGCGAGATATGCCTCTCTATAACTCATATATTTATTAGAGTTAGATAATTGAGATGTATCAATTACACATTGATTATTTTGATAATTTTGATTTTGATTATCAAGGATATTAATCCAATCCTTTCTTACAAAAACATTAGGGGTTCCTTCAACTTCTTGAGATAAGTCATAAACTAATTTATCACACATATTGTTATATAAAGAATATATAATATATTCTTTAAATAGTATTTTTTGTTTTAAAAATCAATAGTAATATTTTTACGCTTTGTAGTCTTTTTAGGTTCTATATTTAATTTTGATAGCTTTTGACTAATTCTATCACTTAATCCTTTACCAGTTGTTAATTTAGATTGTTTTCTTTCAACTACACCGTTATAAGGATTACGTCCAGTAATTAATTCATAATCTTCAATTGAATTGTAAGACGATTGTCCTCCAATTCCATTATCAAGTAAAACCCCTCCAATACCCTTCCCTACAACATTGGATGTTAGTGTTTTAAATTTAGCATTAGTAAATGGTAGCATTATATGCTTTGTTTTATTCATAATATAAAACAGTATATTGTTATTACTTTATATTTAAATTGATTTTTTTATTAATTTTCTTTATTTAAAAGTTTTTTTTCATCATATAATACTTTCTTAAACGATATAAGTTTTGATATAATACTATCAATGATAATTAGCTTTCTTTGTTTGATTTTTTCATCATCTTTATTCTTTATATCATTGAATAATTTCTGTCTATCATTATTCATATCATCTAACAAATTATTTAATTTATGTTCATTAAGTCCAATATCATTATTCATATTTATAAATTAGAATAGTTATATATCTTTATATTATTTTTATCATATTTATATTATTTCATTAGAATGAAGATTTAGACATAGCTTATGAAAAAATACTATTTACTTTTTATAATTTTCTTCTAATAATGAAAAGTAAATTATAAAGAAAAGTTTTGAAATATAAAAGTATTTTTTCATAAGCTATGTCTAAATATCTATTCCTATAACTTTTTATTTGGTTCCTAAATATGCTTCATCTTTATCTCTAATTGTAAGTATGATAGTCATAGTTGGGTCATTTAATGTTATAGGATACAAATTAGTTCCTAATATATTAAGTTGTAATTGATTATACGTTCCATCTATCATCTTATTCCACATAAAGTTAGGTGGTCTTTCAATTATTAATGCACCAATTGCTACTGATGGTGATATAGAATATATAATTGATGAAGGTTGAGAATAAGGATTATTGATATTTGATAAACTAAAAATGATGGATGAATTAGGTTGAATATTAGGATACGAATTTGATAAATATGATATAGTATTTGAACTATTGATTGTTGCGTAATATGTAGCCGCAGAAGGTGTAGGAAACACAGTTCCACCACCAATATTAGCATTTGACGAAAATATCACATTATTGATAGGTATATAACCAATATAATTATTAAAATAATTAGGTATTGAAACAATAGGATTTCTTGCAGTTGTAGCCCAACCAACAAAATTTGAAGGTGTAGTTGCTCCAGTAGGAGCAGATGTAGGTAAATAATATGTATTAAGTTGAACAGCATATCTATTTGGATTTATAAGAAACTCAAATGGATAATAATTAACATTACCAATTGTATAATATGTTCCATTTTGGATACAATTGAATTGTATTAAGTTGTTAATATCAGCCATTTGATATAAACCATCAGGTATTACAATAGTATAAACTGTAGCATTATTATATGTATATGATAAAGTATTATTTTGATAACTTAATGTAATATTAAACCATGAATAATACATTGAAATAGAACTTACAGCGATATACTTACCAGTTAAATTTACACTATTAGGAAACTTATAAATTAGTTTATTATTTTGACCATCTTGAACGATATTTGATGAATTTAAAATCAACACAAACATTATTAATATATTGTTTGTATATAATCATATATTTAAATTTGTTTATTTCTTAATACTTGGTAAATTTCTAGGTAAATTTATATTAGTATGTTTTTCACCATAAAGATTTTGTTTATGAATACCTTGTCCAATCTTCTCACAACTTGTTGATATTAAATGTCTTGATTTAGATTTACTTTCATGATATCCAATATCATGTGGTACTTGACTTCCACCAAAATAAAAAGGTGTTTGATTACCATCACTTCTCATTTGAGGTATATCGTTAGAAAGATTAGGATAATTAACTTTAATCCAATAATTGTATATTCCACTCATGTATATTTATATTGATATTGGTATGGTTTTAAATTCTTTTAAGATGTTTTTTAATAATATTTCTACCTATAATACTATCATTATGTAAGTTTAAAATTGAATTAACACTATGAGATGATAAAGGATTTATTGAATTAGATGGGATAGAAATTTCATTTCCATTATATCTTTGAAATGGATTAAGTTTGCTTACAATATCATTTTTATTTCTAATATCATATTGATTATTTGGTATAAAATTATTTGTTAATGGTCTAGTTTCCTTATTATATGTTATAATTTCATTTCCATTCTTACCTAACATTTCAGCTTGTAATCCACCTTGAGAATGTCCTATTGTTGATAGATTTGATATTCCATATTTTTGTTGTGCTCTATCTTGAACTCTTTTTGCATTTTTATATCTATGAGTTAATTTATATAACTTTTCACCACCTATTTGATATGCTATATTATTTAACCAATCTTTAGCTCCTTTAGTTCCTCTATGAGATACAATTGTATGATTTGTAGATGGATTATGATATACTTTATTAGTATCTTTACTTATAGATTTATCATATTCATATCCTTCAAAATCATCAGGATTATTTCCATATGATGCATTTAAGAATTTATTTAATTGTTGAATTGATAATTTTCCACCATTCATTAGCTTTTCTTTCCTCATTATAATTATATAAATATATAATTAGTATGTCTTTATTATGAAAAAATTAAGTTCAATATCCTAATTCAACAAGAGTTTCAAGTAATTCTTTACTTTCATTTTTTGGTAATAATCCATTTCTTGATAGTTTCAATACTAATAATTTAAACTTTTTAACCATGTCTTTACTATCATTACCAGCCATTATTTCACCTTTCATAACTTCAAAACTATGAATATCTTTTTCTTGAATATCTTTTGAAGGTGTAGGGACAGACACTCTATCTTGTAAATTAGATTTTGAAATTAGTTTATTTAAATATTCTTTTTCATCTTCATCTAATGAATTCAAATCATTGATATTAGGTATTCCACCACCTATAACTGAATTTATAATTCTTTTCATTTTATCAGATATATGTCTTGATGGTAATTCCATAATATTAGTTTTAGTATTTCTTCTGACAGATAATATACTTTTATCTAAATTCTTTTTTGATACTTCATTTATACCAAAACCTACATAATTTGCTACTTTAATAAGTTCAGGTTTTGGTAATCCACTTCCTCTTGGTCTACCTCTTCTTTTTTTAAGACCTAAACCAGCTATACCATAATCACCTTTATTATAATCTTTGTTATTCAATAGATAATCTCTCAATTCATCAATTCCAAATAGTTGAACACCATTTATATTAGCTATTTCATCACATATAGCGTTTAATTCAGATGGTGATAATTTATCAATTGCTCTATTAATAACAATATTTTTTGCATCATTAGCATAATTTCTTGGATTATTATTAATCGGTCTTATAGGTAAAGAAGATGAAGAAGATGAAGAAGATGAAGGTAAAGAAGATGAAGAAGATGAAGAAGATGAAGGTATAGAAGATGAAGAAGATGAAGGTATAGAAGATGAAGGTAAATAAGAACTATTATTACTTTGTATCCAAACAGGATTAGTTTCATCATTCATAACAATAACTTGTTTTGCTCCTTTTAATTCTTGTTCGTGTCTATATTGTGCAGTTCTCATAATTTCATTATTATTTCTATAACCATTTATTAAATTTCTTCTTACAGGTAATATAACATTATCATATAAATAATTTAGTCTTTCAAGATTAACAGTATTTATAAATGTATCAAATTCACTTCTTAAATTTGTCATAACTTGGTCTGTTAATCCAGGATTATTATTTCTTAATGATTTATCCAACATATCAAATAATGTTTGTATAGTTCCAAATTTAGGAAGATAATTTAACATATCAAAAAGTTCTTTCAAATCGTCAGATTGATTAAAAGGATTAATTAATGTATCATTATCTATATTTTCTATTAACATTTTTAGTTCATTTGTTGATGGTATTATTTTTTCTATAGTTTCTAAAGTTATTATAAATGCTTGAAATGTTTCATTATCCATATGTAATTTAACACCAGTTATAACTATTCTTTTTTTATAATCTTCTAATTCTTTAATTATTCTATCCATATCATTAGAACTCAATACATCACCTTTTGATTGATTTGATGAAACACTATTTACATATCCTCTTATAGATTGTAATGTATTTCTTGTATTGATATATAAATTATTGATTTGTTGAACAAGTGTTTCTACATCATTATCATCACCTTTAATACCAAATTTATATTTTCTAGATATCATATCAGCTATAGATGGTGCATTTTGTGCTAGATATCTAATAAGACTTCCACTTACATTAAGATTACTTTCATTTACTTTATCAATAACATTACTTATAAACATAGGTTCTCCTATATTTTTTAAATCTTTAACTATACTTGCTTTTAAACCTTCATAATCTTGTAATATATCATTAATACTTCGTGTATCAGACATTTGAGTTATAGCAGGTAAAGTTCCATTAGCTATATATGCTTTATTTGATTGAAAATTTGTTTCATTCAAAGATATTGATAAGTTCAACATTTCTAAATATTCATTTTTTGCTTTATTAGCATCACTTGGGGTTTTTAATGGTTTTCCACTCATATCTATTTTTATATACTTTTCTTTTTAAATTTAGTAATATATTAAATTTAAATAATAATAAAAGTTATTTTAAATATCATATACGGGTAATTTAGAATAATCGTATCCATTACAAAATAATTCGTCTTTACATATATCGTTAAATTCATTAGTAATATCTTCAATTGATATACTTTCATATTTTTTCATTTCTATTTGTAATCTTTCTCTATCTCTAAATGATAAATGTCTTATATCTGTTAATATTGGTTTTCCAATTTTATATAATCCTAAACATTTTACTCTCATTTTTATTTTTAAAATTTCATTATTATTAGATATAGAACATCTTTCTAATTTAAGATTTAATTTCATTTCTTCATCTTCTTTAATTTTTCTCATTTGAGCATCAAAAGTTAATAATCCATCAACTGTTAATTCTTCTTTTGTATATATAAAATTACCATCTCTTAATACAAATTCATCATTTAAAGTTTTCAATTTATCTATTTGTGTTTCATCAAATGGTTGTAATTCACCAATTACAGGATTGTTAAAAGGTGGTTTAATATCTATTATTTCTGTTAAATCTTCAATAACCATATCATATTTATCCATTACTCTATATACATATATAAATTTATTTTTTTAAATCATTTTTTATAGGATTATTAATATTTAATTTTGATTTATATTGTGCTATAAGTTCTTTTTCTCTTATTAATCCTTCTTCTTTAGTTTTACAATCATATTGTTCTACAATTTCCATATTCATCTTATCCCATCCACCTAATAGTCTTATATATTGATATAAAGGTTGATAATATTTTCTACTGACTTTATTACTAACACTTTTTTTATGTTGTGATTTACGTCTTGAAAAACACGTTGTAGAGCCTATATAACACATTGTAGGGTCATCTAATGGATAAATTTTATATATAACAAAATTACTATATTTAGACATTATATATTAATATTGTTCTATTTTTAAAGGTGTTAATATACTAAAAATAAACATAATTCCATTGTCTAATTTCTTTGAGATAAAATGTCTATTAAGTAGGTCTTCGGGATTGAATTGTCTAAATCTAATTTGTTTTTTATTTATATCAATACTATCACTATAATAATTATTTTTTTTTAACCATTTTTTAGCATTTGGTATTGTCCATTTTGATTTATCAAATATTATAGATTGTAATATATCTTTATGTTTTAAATCTATATCAGATGGTTTTCTTTTAACTATATTTCCACCTTCAATATTATTCTTTTTTAAAAAATATTTTTCTTTATCTTCATCTGTATAATAATCAGGTGATAATATTATATGTTTTAAATATAGTTTTAAAGCATATTTAGATTTTAATATATCATTTTCAAATGCTTTAGATGGTATACTAAGTTCTGTAAAATCATTTTTAAAATTATAATATTTAGGTTCTTTACTTGATTTTCTAAAATCTATAATTTCTTTTTCTTTATATTCATGATTTGATGGTGTAAATACAGGTATATGTTTTTCAGGTAATTTAATTATAGGTTTTATATATTCTTTATTCATTTTTTGACAGTATAGTTTATATAACCAATTATATCCTTTTCTTAATAGTTTAACTTTATAGGTTTCATCAATCAATTTATTATTAAAACTAATTATAGAATTTTCATATTTAGGATTATCAATTTTAGATTTAAAAATTTCTATTTCTTCTAAAGAATATAATATTTTTTTTTTCAAAACATTAAGATATACTTTAATTTTATCTATAGGTAAATCATATGATAATAAAATATTGAAATTGTTAAAAAAAGTATATTTGGTATTATCAACTAAATATTTTCCATATTTACTAACTTTCTTTTTTTCTATAGCTTCGTCTTCAGTTGCTTCTCTATATCCTTTAGGGACATTACCTATATAATAATATATTTTCTTATCTTTTATTTCTTTAGGTTGAATTTCTATTTCTTCTTTAACTTCTTTTTTAAGTTTTCTTGCTTCTGATAATCTTTTACCTATCTCTTTTGCTTGTTCACTTCCTTTATCAACTCTTGCTTTTGTAGTCTTTATATTCTTTTCTTTTAATTCTTCTTTTTTAAGTTTTCTTGCTTCTGATAATCTTTTACCTATCTCTTTTGCTTGTTCACTACCTTTCTCTATTTTACCACCTTTAATAATATTCTTATGTTCTAAAGATAATCTATTTTCAAGGTCTTCTATAAGTGGTTTATATTTAGCATTTCCATGACTTTCAATATATTGTTGTCTCATATCATCTAATTCTTTTTCAAGTTTATTTATTTTATCCCATTTTATTTTATTTTTTTCACTAGTAGATATTCTCTCATTCTCATCTCTCTCATTTCTCATTACACTCAAGTTGATGATGATTTCTTCTAATTTATCCATAGTTCCTTGTAGTTTATTATCATTTTCATTTTCTTCAATTAGTTTTTCAAGTTTATCATACTCTTCATTTAACCATTCTAAATCATCAATATCATATGTTTTTGTTTCATCAAATTCATTTGTTATTTTCTTTTCTTTTTTCTTTTCTTTTTTATCTATAATTTCTTCAATTTCTTCTTTTTCATTTTTATGAGTTCTTGGATTTCTATTTCCTTTATCATATTTTGTTAATAGTTTATCAGATGCTTTAGTAAGACCCCATAAATACACTTTATTATTCTTAAAATCATCAAGTTCTTTATCCATTTAATATTATTTTATATTAATATTTCTTTAGATAATATATTACTACTCTGAAAAATATTTTATTTTTTATTTTTTTTTATATATTATTATTATCATCTTTTGGTTCATCTTTTATAATAGATGGTCTTTTATTTTTCTTTTCTTTCTTATCATCATCATCGTCTGATGTATTACCCATTTCCATTCTTGCCATTTCTTCTTGAACCTCTAAATCAACTCTTCGTTTAATATTCAATAATCCACAACAT